GTAGGCGTAGGCGTTGGCGTAGGCGTAGGCGTTGGCGTTGGCGTTGGCGATGTAGTCGGCGCTGTAGTCGGCGCTGTAGTCGGCGCTGTAGTCGGTGCTGTAGTTGGCGCTGTAGTTGGCGCTGTAGTCGGTGCTGTAGTTGGCGCTGTAGTCGGCGCTGTAGTCGGCGCTGTAGTCGGCGCTGTAGTCGGCGCTGTAGTCGGTGCTGTAGTCGGTGCTGTAGTTGGCGCTGTAGTCGTATCATTTAAAGTAGCAATAGCCGCATTAGAATCAGCCACTACATCCGAGAGTTCCGCAGCCGTAGCTCCTTCCCCACCTGATAGCCCGGTTAATTCAGCAGCATCATTCGTTGCCCAATTGTAAGTAGAACCTCCAATTTCAGCTAAACCTGGCAGTGCCGAAACCCCCATTCCTGACGCTGCCTCTATCCCAGCATTAAACATCTCCCCGCCTTCACTCTCATACCCTATAACCTCACGAGCTGCATTAACAGCCGCTTGCTCCGCATACCCTTCTGATCCCTCAGTAAGCCCTTCAAGTGCCGCATTTATCCCTGCGGTTTTTATGGCATCTAAAACAGCTGCTTTACCCAACCCCATATCTATAAGTTTTTTAACTTGAGACTCCACACCAACACGCGCTGCAAAAGCCCCCAATGCTGCATTAAGTGCTATCATTTGTACGTTATCACCCGTATATGATTGAGCCTCCAACGCAGTACTCTCTGCAATATCTGCGGGAATTCCATCCGCTATAAGGGTGTCATAAATATTTTGGTAAATAGCATTTTTAGCCGTTCCAGCTCCTTGGGCAGCACCGATAGCCCCAAGACCCACACCCCCCGTAGCCGCCGCTGCCAATATTGTAGGGAGGGTAGTACCTCCAGCATTAGTGAGCATCATTCCAGGAGCCGTCATAAAAGCTTCTCCAGCTCCTTTTAACTGAGTCCACCAATCTTCTCCGGCTACCCTGTCCCCTATTGCGTTAATTGTTGCTGCATCTGCGTGGGCTACGGGTGACATGCCTTCCCATATATAATCTTCACCCGCTTGAAGAACATCCGAAACAGGGTTACTGGCACCAAACGCATCGCTTACAAGACGAGTCCCTGTCAAAGCGCTTCTACCAAAATTAAGAGTTAGATCGGTATAAGTACGCAAGGCGGCTTCTTGTTCCGGTGTTAGATTCTCTATTATGCTTTCACCTACGGCATTTTGTGCGTCCAAGTTGACCGCAGCAGCATCTGCTGAGGTTCCACCCCAATCCACGTTAGTAAAGCTATCTATAACTTTGTCAACCACTCCTTTTTTGTTTTCTTCTTCCTCTTTAAGAGTAGCTACTAAAGCATCAAATTCATTTCGATCCATGCCGTATTGAGAATCAAGCGCGTCTAATTCACTTATGTTATAAGCTTCAGTTTCGTCGGCTGTAAAAGCCGTCCCATCATCATGGAAAAGAGTCTCCCCTAACCCGTGACGGTTTCGTATTTCTTTAAGCTTGTCCTTATATCCAAGCTCGTTAACCCAATCTCTTACGTTAGCCCCAGGGCGATTAAGAGAAGGACCAATATTCCCTTGCCAATCAGCAGCCATTAAATTGGTTATGTGGTTGTCTAAAGCATTGCCATAGAAGTTTTTAGCTGAAGTAATCCCAGCCGTTAGACCCGCTTGACCAGGCATCCCTGTGTCAGGGTCGTAGGAACCCGGAGACAACCCCGAGGAGCCGGATACTACTCCTCCAAAGGGACTGCTGCCAAGTATGCTTGTCTTCCAATCATCTCCATCAAATCTTCTGACAGAACGATCTTCGGGAACTGGAGTACCGTCCACCATGTCAAACCCACTACTGGCCCCCTTCGTACCAGGAGTTACACCTGCTGTAGCAGCTTCAAATAATATTTCACTGGGTGCACGTTTTGCCATATCAATCTGCTATTAAAGCTCCTTCAAAAGAAGCACTTACTTGATTATTAGTAGTAGAGCCAGAAGCGCGGCATTCAATATCTGTTTTTGCGTTTACTTTTAAAGGAAATTCAAAATTGTTAATTAAAGGGCTGTTTTCTAATATGTTTGTTGTTTTACTTCTAAACACCCCGTTTAAATCTCTTGTTGCCAGTTTAGCAATAACGTGATTCGTAGTAGCTGAAACCGCTGCCGTGAAGTAAACATTGTCTATATACAAAGAGTAAGCAGCGGGGACCGTATAGACAGCCATCTGACTTTGGTTTTCACCTGCAACAATAGCTGCATAGGTAGTACCCGTAGGCACTCCACTTGCTGCTCCGCTAGTAGCTACATAAATAACACCTGCTCCTGTACCACCTGAACCTGCGGTAACTACATACGTCCTATTAATTCTCAGATACTGTTTAGTAGTAGCTACCTGGGTTTGCCCGTTTAAATTAACAGTTTCCGTAATTGCCCCGTAAGTAGCATCAAGCCCTTCAACTGTAACCGTCCGAGCACCTGTCCCTGCCACCGTATCGTTTGCATCTGAACTACTTATATAAACTACAGCAGCAGAGGAGGGGTAAGCATACAACCCTCCTTGCGTCCAAACAGTTTCCTCTCCTGTATCTACGTCTGAGTTATACCCAAACTTAGAAACAGTAGAAGCTCCAGCTACAGCTCCTTGGGAAACTCTAAGATTATAAGGTACTTGAGTAGCCATAAGAATACTTAATGCCCTGTCTATACGATTAAAATACAACCGCAAAATGTTATTAAACTGATCCGTATAACCTTTATTGTAACCAATTGGTGGCTTGGGAAGTGCAGGGGCTACCACTTTCAGTTCGGGAGGAGATGCCATAAACTTTATCTCCTGCCATCAGGACGTATATCCAATCGCGGAGCGCCTAGCTGCCACGCTACTCCCAAAGCGGTAGATTCAATTTTTACGGCCAACTGCCGTCCTCGCACACGTACAAAAGCCTGTCCTGTAAACTCTTCTATAGGCACTGTAGCAATACGCGTTACTGTAGCGGAGCTATCTCCTCCCTCCGACAACGGAGAGTTATACCCCGAACCTGAATTTTGCAAAGGTAACAGAGACATAGTTAAAGCAGGGCTACCTGCTGTAGAACCTGTAAACGTAACATCAGGAAGAACACGCCGAATAAAAGCAAATTGATGGCCGTCTTCCAGATCAAATTCGGAAGAAGTTACAGAGGCTGTAATAGCAGTAGCAACTGCCGTTTCATTATCGTCGGTTCCCACTTCATGGTTGACCAAGTTATAGTTATACGTGGCTGCAAGTGGGAAAGCTCGCAACCCAGAATCCAACCACGCCGTGCGCCCCAACGTACCATAAAACCACAAATTTTCTACGTAGTTGTAGACCACATACCTATCGTTAGTAGTAGAACCTGAAGAACAATAAAACCACCACACTTCGTTAAACCCTTCATTAGTTCCGGCACACACTTGCGCGTATTGAGCACTGTTGATGTCACTAAAAACATAACGCCGTACATTAGAAGGAAGAGGCATTACTGTGCCATCATAAGTGTAGAACTTGTCTCTACCCATCCAGAAAGCTACACCAGCCGCATATACTGTGGCGTTTTGCCCGGCAATAGATATGTTATCGCCTAAAAGCTGTGCTCCCCACACATCGGGGTAACCTAAGTACTGTAAAGAATAGATAGCTGAATCAGACCAAATTAATATTTCTTGTCGTGCTTGAGTAGCGGTAACAATTTCAGTGCCATGTGACAATTTTAAACTACCTGCTTGATTAGTTGCGTCTGGAGTCCAGTTAATAAAACTTTCTTGGTCAGACCAACGAATAAGCATAGGATCAATAAGTGTTTCACCCAGAGCATTGGCTCCGAAAGCAAACACAAAACGGCTTATATCTGAAACAAACGAATAGTTAACGGCTGTAGGGACATCACTGGAGGTGGGGTAATTTGTAGCATCAACAATTTTGCCACGTACTGCAGTTCCTGTGCTTGCATCCCAGTAAAGAAGAGGCCCACCTCTGTAAGCAAACACCAAATCCTCACCAAAATTAGTCTGGCTCCATAATCGGAGTGGCTGGGTAGTTGTGCCCCCCGTACCCCATGTACCACTTCCCCACGCACCTGCACCCCACCCAGTAAAAGGTACACCAATAGCACTGCCCGTAGTGATTTGATACTCCCCAACTACAACACCTCCGCCGTTACCTGTATCACTGGCATTGGCGGTTACGGTTGCCCCTGCCGTATCTTTGGCAGTAATCGTGTAGGAATTTTCATCAACTACCAAAAGCACCTGATACTCCTGGTTAAGTACGGCAGCAGTAATATTACCCCCCAAGGAAACAGCACCAGAAAAGGTTACAAAATCATTTTGAGCAGCTCCGTGAGCTGTGTCAGCAACAGTAAGAGTAGAGGACCCATTAACCGCTGCAAAAGTTACATCGCCAGCCGCAGTAGTTGCACGTATAGGAGTGACATCATAGTAAAAACCACCCCGTTCTATGTAGAATTTAAGGTGAGTTCCCACCCCCACCAGATTTTGGCCGCCAATAGTCACCCAGTTCCAAAGCGAACGACATACCCCTAAAAAAGTAGTTGTAGAGATACGCTCCCAACCTCCTATTTTTTCAGGAGTTCCTTGCCTAAACCGAATTTTATCCCCTTCATACCACCCGCCTTCGGTAGCATAACGTGTATTCTCACGATTAATTCCCGGTGCTAATTCAATTTTCTTTAGTGGCATTCTTAATTACCAATTCCCTATTTGCTAGATGCGCTTTTTTAATGGTTGCTTTGTTTTGTCCAGTATATTCAACAGCATGGTGGTGCTTTAAAAGTTCTTTACATAACCATTTTCTGCCTACTTTAAAATCTCCAAGGTATCTGCCGTATTTACCTTTTTCATGGGTTTTCAAAATAACCTTTGTACCTACTGGCATAAAAGCTTCTACAAACTTTTTAGCTAAAAGCCCGAATTTCTTTTCTGTTTTGTCACGGGTACGAGACTCGGGAGTATCAACTCCAAACAAACGAATGCGGCCACTACTCCCACGAATAACGACATTCCAACCAAGATCAACATCAACATCGACAGTATCTCCATCAACGATTTTTACAACAGTAGCTTTGTACTCATACATAAGTATTTGTCTTAATCATGTTTGTCACTTCTAAACTACGTCCCTTTACTTGCCGTGCCCACAAACTGTCCAAAAATTCAGTAGCTGCTGCGTCATAACTGCCTTTTTCCATATGAGCAAGTGCTTTAACAAATTTAGAAAAACGAAGGCGTCCCAAGTTAAAGTGCATATTAATAATTCCGTCCCGCCTAGCCCCATCTTCCAAGTCGTTAAACCAAGCGTACTCTGCACTTAACTCTTTAATAGTTCTAACAATATCGTTACTTAGCATAAAATCTATTTCTTCCATGCTTAAGCCTAGCCCTTTGTGGGGGCCATCTGAAACATTACGCCCTGCACCAATATGTACAGTACCAAATTGATCCTTATAAGCATGAGTTCTAACCCCCTCATGCCGTTTTAATTGTTCTATAAGTTTTTCCATTCCATTAATTTCCATTATGAGAGCTTCCGAAGTAGAAACTGGCAATACCGCTAACAAGGCCACCAAGATAGCCCAAAACAAGGTTGACGATTGCATCATCATTGCTTTCAGGAGCCTGGAGCGTAACCATAAAGATATACGCCAAAAACCCGACCATTGCCAAAATTGCAATAAGTTTAGGCGTAGGGTCTTTGGCAAATGTCTTTCTTGCGTCTTGCCTGTCTTCGGTCTCAAGCCTGAACCCCTCGATATTCGCAGTGAGCTTTTTTATCTCTAATTCTGCGTCTTGCAAGATTTCTGCTTTTTCTGGTTCTCTTTCTATAACTTCTTCAATCTGTTCAATACTAGATGTTTCGGGCATTCCTAACTTTTTAGCGGCTATTTTAAGTGCCATTCCCGCAATAGGATTGCTACTAGCTACCGTTTTAAGCAGCGTAGGGGCTAACGCTCCCAGAATCCCTTTAAGTTTCATAGAAAATTAGCCATAACTTTATAAGAGCTTCCACATTACTAACCGCTTTTGTCAGTTGCTTCAGCCTCTTCCTCCTCGACAATTTCATCAATAGTGTCGCAAACATCAGGAACCGCTATGCCAGTTGTAACTTCAGTAGCTACGCGCCCTACAGCCCTAATGCCTTTATAAACTCCAGAACAATAAAGTTCTTTATTTGCAATCATTTCTTCTGAAACAGTACAGCCGCCCAACATAAAAACGGCTATTAAACTAATTAATTTCCACCTCATCGGCCATTTTCTCCAGTTCTTTTAGTTCATCTTCATTAGGCATTTCATCCTGTAATGCAAGAAACATATTTAAACGCTCTTCATAGCCGTCCATCATATGGTCTGTAATACGCTCTGCTATAGCCCCGCCCTTTCTGTCTGTTTTTCTTAATGATTTTTCAGGGTCTATATAGTCCATTCCACTGTTAGCGAAGTATAGCATCGTCTGAGATTTACTAGGCCCGTAACAAAGGCGCGGGATTCGGGCCACCATGTCACTTCCCTGTACACAGGAGATTTGTTTGTCTAACTTCATTGGGAGTTTAAAACCTTTGAAAAAGGTATTCGGTTTTCCAAAAGTAATAAGATTAACATTGGGATGCTTCTTCCAGATTTTAGCTGCACTTAGCTCTGCTAAAGCACCTCCCAGGCTATGCCCACAAATTAAAGTTCGCTTCTTCCAGTCAATCATCTTGACTACTTTTTTCCAGACTGATTTGTGTGCCAGGGCAAAACCACCATGACAGAGCCTTCCAGCGTAGGGTACAGGCACTACCATTGCATCAGTTAACCAATCTCTGCCCTGCTGTGTGCCTCTGAAGGCTATGATATCTATGGTTTTTCGTTTAGCGACGTAAACAGTGGTAGAAGTGAATCTACTCTCGATTTTGGCAGCTTTTGGATTTTCATCTTTATATGCTTTCATGGCCCACGAACAAGCCATATTGAGTAATACAGGGTCTAGTTTCATTTATCGGCCTTGTTTTCTAGTCTTTTGAAGATCGCACCTAACATGTCTTTAATTTCTCGAATATCTACACGGTAATCATCTTTAGCAACGTATTTTTCCGGCACTAATTTCATATCTTCGTCTAATTTGTCAAGAAGTGCAAAAACGCGATTAACCATCCACCCGCCAAAAAAAGAAATAAGGATAATAGCTATATTAAACATGACCTGATAATCCATAATTACTCGTTATCGTTAAGGGGGTTATCTAACATCTGTTGGATTCTACTTTCCAGATCGTCTCGTATTTCTCTTAACTCTAGGTCTACATCTCTAAGAGTATCATTAACCCGCTCTTCTAAGGCATACACATCATCCCTAAGCTCTCTAGTGGTATCTGCCACCGTATCTTCTGCCGTTCTTGCAATGCTCTCAGACTGCCTCACATCGACTTCTATAGTGTCTATCTGGTCATTAATGTTTGCCAGCATACGCTGATTCTGGGCTTGCATAGCATCGGTTTCGTTTCTCAGTGAGTCTTCTACTGTATCAAGTATACGAGATTGGTCTGTAAGCCGTGTTTCTAGGACTGCTAAAGCCTCGTCGTATCCGCTAAAATCAGGGCTAACATACTCAGTAATGGCGGTCTCAGCATCAATTAGACGCTGGTATACCTCAAAGCCGCCCCACATTGCCCCACCAATCGCCCCTAAAAGCGGCACTAATAGCAGTATTTTCCCACCTGTAATAGTGGCTCCGCCAAACTCTAATTCTGTTTTTTCAGTCATATTGCTGCCCTACTAAGTCCTGGAACCTTTGTGCGCCCTGTCCTTGCAAGGCTCTGACGTTACCATCTACAGGCGCATTGCCCCCGTATATTTCTCTGTCCTGATACCACTGCTGTTGATCTATAAGGTCTATATTGTACGCTTCTACACCTTCAACTCTACCCATCAAAAGAATGGTTAAAGATTGGTCATCAAATCCGCCAGAGTCCTGCATCCCCTCTAGCTGTGAATCTTGAGCTTGCTCAATCTCTGCGCTGGTCATAGTCTGAATAGCGTTCTCAGCCCTACGAACAGTCTGCTGCTCTTCTACACTAGGAGGAGCAACATCAAATTGCCCAAAGTCTGGAGCCTGTTGGCTTAGAAACTGGCCGACACTCTGACCTGCGCCTAACGCATCGTTAAAGTCTTGCTCAAATTGCATCTGTTGGGCTGAATCGCCTAAATCTTGTGTAGCTTCTAGCTCTTCGGACTCTTCTGCTTCTTCCATCTGTACACTAGCAGTCTGGGTAATGATCTCTTGTTCTACAGTCTGAACATCAAAAAACCCCGTATCTACTTGCTCAAAAACTTGTTGTTGCTGCTGTTGTTCTTGTTGGATTTCCTGCTGTTGTACTTCTTCCCGTCTGACTTCCTGCATGGCAAGCTGTACATTACTTGTGTCACCGTAAACCGCGTCTATCTCTGCCACCGCAGTAGAGGCAGATTGCTCTGTCACTTGGAGTAATTCAGATTTAATGTCTAAAGTGTCAACGGCAAAGTTGCTTTGAGTGGTGCTTACAATGCCTACACCGCCATAGTTAAAAGACATATCCACCGATTCAGAGCTAGTAAAAGAACTTTGGCTTTCCATTGTACTTTGCGAGCTAAAAGAGCTTTGAGCAGCAAAAGCGCTAGTCTGAGCCACAATGTTTAAAGCAAGCCCAGTAACGTCAAGAGGCGAGGCTGTAGGTTTAATTATTACCGCTACCTCTTCTACTTCCTCAATAACTTCTTCCTCAATGATCTCTTCTGCTTCAGCAACTTCTACAACTTCTACAACTTCTTCTGGCTCTTCTATAATCTCTTCTACTTCTACAATTTCAATGATCTCTTCGGGTTCTTCAAAGATTTCTTCTTCAAAGACTTCTTCCACTTCCTCAATGATCTCTACCACTTCAATCGGTTCTTCAAAAACCTCCTCAAACACCTCTTCCTCAAAAACCTCTACGATGACTTCTTCAAACACTTCCTCAAAAGTTTCTTCAAAAACCTCTTCTATCTCGTCAACTTCAACAACTTCTACAACCTCAATTACAGGTAGATCATCAATTCCATCATCACCACCAAAGCCAAAATCATCCCCACTAAAAACATCGCTATCAACCATAACAACAACAGTATCTTGCCCAGTATCGTCTGCATCGTAACCGTCCAGGTCATACCCGTAAAAATCCTGTTCGTTATAACCAAGCGCGTTATCGTCGTAGCCTAGAGAGACAATTGTGTTGGTGTCTGTAGTGTCTGTGTAATCTACCCCGTCATCATCGTCATCAACAAAGTAATAGTCAGTTACGTCATCCCCATCCACAACGTCTGTATACTGATCCGTAGCGTTTGAGGTAAGAACGGTGTCCCAATACCCAGAACAAGACACATCATAACTGGCATCTGCCGCGCACTGCTGCGCTGTGTATGCTGCCTCGTATCCAGTGCATTGGGAGCTATACAAAGCGTTAGCGTCACACTGCTGCGTTAAGTAAGCCGCATCGTAGTTGCTGCAAGAGGTAGAAAAAAGACCATTAGAATTGCACTGACTAGCAAAAGAAGCTGAATAAACACCGCCATTTTCTATTTGATTTGTGAAAGTGGCATCCCAAGAATCCCACGTTGGGTACGCATTACTCTTGTCGTAGAAACGATAAGTGCTGTGGTCTGAGCTAGTGTTTTGCTCTCCGATCAATACATCATGCTGAATAATATCTAGCTCTCGATATCTGTACTCATAGCTGTCGTTTTCGTACAAAATAGCTTCAAAGCTGTTACTGGAGTTTCGGTAATACTCCCTCATGTAGTACCAACCGAAAACCACATAGTCATCAAATGCCTTAAACAACATTTTAGAAGCATTCCCCGTAGTTGTTTGGTTGGCATTACCCGCTATTAAATCAGTCCAAAACGGATATAAAGTCTGATCTCTATACGGGAGGGGTTGCGGTGTATAGTCACTGCAATTAAGCCCTGTAAAGTTTATACAACCATTTGTGGACATTTTTGCTCTGGTGTAAGTATTACCCCAAATACTAAAGTCAAAACCAAAGTTAGGACTCCACGCAGATACCCTATCATCACCGGAAGTTAAGTTAGTTGTTCCTGACATTCCGTAAAGATCAATTAAGCCGTTAGAGTGCGCGGTATATACATCGGGATCGCTAGTGCTTGCGCCATAAGCTGTAGAACAAAACACCAAGGCTAATAACCACCTCATCTTCTGCCCCTGCTGCCGTAACGCCTGTACTGGTAGTCAGATTCTATTTCTTCCGGCGCTTCTGCCTCGGCTTCCCAAGCTATCTGAGCTTCTTCGCCTATTAACCCTTCGTAGGGACAAGGAGTTCCTGCCATTCGCATAGCGTCAAATACTCGTTCGTCCTGGCACATCAAGCTAACCGCAGCTACGCGCATACCCATGTCGTACAGGGTCTTGCCTAGCTTAATTCTTTCGCAGTTTTCATCAGTAATAGAGCGACCCCCAGAGAAGCCAAATATCTGCGTTTGTATTGCTCCGGACACGCCAGTAGTACAGAGGTCTTGCGAGTAACTAGAGCCAATGCTTGGCGCTATTGCGCTAGGCGGTGGTGATTCTATTCGTTGAGTTACCCGCTGGCTGCTTGTTGATTGGCTTGTGTTGTTGTTTGTATTGGTATTGTTAGCCGTAGAACTTACTTCGCTGTTGGATTGGCTAAAATCATTGTTTGTGCTTACGTTGTTACTACTGGAAGTTTGATTAACGGTTGAGGTGTTAGTGTTCGTGTTAGTGCTGGTGTTCGTGTTATTAGAGGTCGTATCGCCCGTATAGGTAGTATTGTTGGTGTTGCTATTGGTGTTATTGCTTACCGACGAACCCGTGTAGTTCGTGGTGTTACTGTTATCCGATGTTGAATTATTCGTATTGGTATTAGTTGAATTATTCGTTGAAGTAGAGACATTGGTGTTGCTATTCGTATTGGTGTTTGTGGCCGCAGATGTTGAATTCGTTGTATTGCTATTCGTGTTCGTGGTGACACCCGTATAGTTAGTAGTGTTGTTATTAACATTGTTTGAGTTAGTTGTGCCATCGTAAGTCGTTGTGTTCGTATTTGCGTTAGTGTTTACGTTAGTGGAATTGTTCGTGTTAATCCCAGTGTAATTCGTATTATT